GAAGTACGCATCTGGATTCGATGGATCCGGCGAAAATTCCCACGCTTTGATGATGTCCGAGTACGCTACGAACACCTTCTCAAGATCACCGCTTTGCTGAGCCTTGTTGAAATCATGCACATCGCGCATGGTTTTCCACGCACTCAGATCAATGTTCCACTTCTTATCAGCCATCTCTACCAGACATCCCCGCTGATGCGGAAGTTCTCGATCCATTCCCCATCCTTCTGGAAGGAGACAGACGATACCTGCACCTCGTTATAGGTCACCGGATCACTCACCGATTCCACAAACGCCACACAGCTATACTTCGGCTTACCGGCGGCGGTGCCTTCCGGTCCCCACGTCAGCGTCCCGCGATTACCGCGATACAGAATGCCATCAATCGCGGTACCAGCCGCGCTGTTTTCCAGCACATAATCCATGCTGATTGTCGCGTCACCAATCGTCTCGATGTACCCTTTTTCGGTGTCTGCCCCGGCGGTACTTTCCGATTTATCAATGGTGTTGTCGGTGTTCAAAGTACGATAATCGCTGTTGATTGCCGTGCCTACGAACTCAATATAAAGATCCTTACCTGTAAAATGCGCCATAATCGACCTCCTCAGTCTCTACTTGCGCGAATACGTACATCCCAAACAAAGCGCCAATACTGCACAGCGCTCACGTTTTCCACAAATCTCTGCTCACTCTCACACACCAGCCAATAATTAGACCAGCCGGTGATGCTTAATGCCTGCTCATGCACCGCGCTATACACCGCACCATGCAACGCCTCAGCCCCCGCTCTGGAGGTCTGCCTACTCTCAATCCGATAAATCTGATTAATCGCGTCTCGCGGTTCCGTGTTAGGGATCACACCACTCGCCACATAAAAAATCAGATACGGCACACTTACCCCGCTTGGCGCTTGCAGGTTATAAATCTTGGTGCCTACGATGTCAGTGATGCCACTCGCGCCACTCAGCAGGCTATAAATCGCCGTGTCTACGCTAGGATACGTCGCCATCGATATACACCGCCTCCGCTAAATCACTCGGCAAATTGTTCATCATCCGCTCAATCGCCGGTAACATAAATGGACGCGCCCCCATGCTCATCGTCCCGTATTCCAGATGCACACCATACTCCACGCCATCATGTAACACCCAGCCCTCTCCACGCGGTTCCGCCACGATGCTGTTTTTCAATGCGGATGTATCCACACCCGGAGCCTCACCAGCCGGAGCAGGACTCTGCACGTTAAAGTTATTCACCACCTCCGCCTGAGCATCCTGTACCATCTTTTGCACAACCTGGTCACTGGTAGTCGGCATATTGCGGATCAACTGTTCTAATCGTGTTTTATCAATCACAACGCGCATAGTCCCCTCCTCTTTACACGATAAATCAACCACCCCCCTAAGCGCGGAATCAAAAAAGCACCCATCACGGATGCCCTGATTGATACGTCCGATAACGCAATTTCTAGGGCGTCACATCAAACGCCTTCGCACGCTTAATCACCGCTCGCCTGCTCACGTTCCAGCTGTGGTTATCATCCCGGCTCACGATCTCCCACGCTTCCGCGTTATAGAGCACCCGCTCACCCGCCTCCAACGGTGCATCATACGGCACCGTCAACTGACGCATATCATTAATCTGCTCCTGTGCCAATTGCAACGCCACACCATCACGGGTCGTCAACGGATCAACCCGCCCGGCAACTGCCCCGCCCGTGACGGTTGTCCACGTAGACGACCATGCACCTGCGCCATCACTCGCGTTGTCGACCGCCTGAATCTCGACACTATCCGGCAACCTCGCCTCAACGCCTGCCCGCATATTAGCAAGCAACGCATCACTTATGACCATCGGTTACGCCTCTCCGGTGGATACGGGTTCTCATCCACCCGATGCCGCCGCACAAAATTACCACCGGACAAACTCCGGTACTTTGCCGCCATCTTCCGCGCATAGTCCGCCTGCTGACTCTGTTTGATGCTGTGGTTATCACTCGACCAATCCACCAGCGCCTCATAAAACGACGCTTTCATTTCCCAGATGTCCGCCGCCGCCCGGTTCACATCGTACACCCGCGCATCCAGATAATACGTCTCCGCATCCTGATCCGCACCAAACGTGATGATCGCCGCCTCATAATTGACCGAATACAGCGCCGTACCAATCGCCGACCCCGCGTTATCACGCAACGCCCAGCCCGAATCGGTGTCGTTTTCCTCAAAATTTCGCAACGGAGACAGTGGATACTCAAGATACTGATAATCACCGTCCACATACTCCGGCTGAGACACAATATCATGCCGCTTGACCGTCGTCCGGTACTTGTCCAGCTCATACTGAATCTGGTCATCGGTGAAGTAGGTCGTCCCCGCCACCGTATGAT